AGATACATTACAAAATGCAAATATCTAAAAAAAATGAAGTCTATTTACAAATTGAAAATCTATCCTCTAGTGAAAGTGCTGAACTCTCTGACTTCTTCACATTTGAAGTGCCAGGCTTTAAGTTCATGCCCGCATATCGCAACAGAGTTTGGGATGGAAAGATACGTTTATTCTCCCCCGCCTCAGGTGAAATATATGTTGGACTACTGCCATATGTAAGACAATGGTGTTCAGATAATGGAGTACAATATGAAATCTCAAAAGAAGTTGAAGGTAAAAGAACACTTGCCAGAAGTGTGGTTCAAGGATTTATACGATCTCTCAAACCCAAGTCCCGTGGAAAATCTCTTAAAGTCCGTGACTATCAAATTGATGCTGTGCATCATGCTCTGTCCAGAGATCGTTGTCTGCTTGTTTCTCCTACTGCTAGTGGTAAGTCATTAATAATATATTCAATAGTAAGATATTATCAGATGAGTGATTTGACTACACTCATTCTAGTTCCAACTACCTCACTGGTAGAACAAATGTACAAAGACTTTGAAGATTACGGTTGGAGTTCTGGTACATACTGTCAAAAGATTTATCAAGGACATGATAAGAAGGTAACTAAATCAGTAGTCATCTCTACTTGGCAATCCTTGTATAAGATGAATAAAAAATATTTTGAATCGTTTGATGTTGTTATAGGTGATGAAGCACATCAGTTCAAAGCAAAGTCTCTTACCAGCATACTTACAAAACTTCATATGTGTAAATACCGTTATGGATTGACGGGTACACTTGATGGCACTCAAACACACAAATTAGTGTTAGAGGGTCTATTTGGTCCTGTAAAGGAAGTTGTATCAACTAAAGAATTAATTGATAAGAAGACACTTGCACAATTAAAAATAAAGTGTATAATACTAAAACATAAACAGATTCGAGAAAGGATGACTTATGCAGAAGAACTGCAACATCTCGCCGGAGAACCTAAAAGAAATAAGTTCATTAGTGACTTGTTACTACATCTTAATGGGAACACTCTTTGTCTATTCCAGCTTGTAGAAAAACATGGTAAAATATTATACGAGGGACTAAAGGAGGAAGAAAATGTATTTCTTATCTATGGTAAAACAGACACTAAGGAACGTGAAGATATCCGTCACATTGTTGATGGGGCAAAGAATTCCACAATTATTGCTTCCTATGGTGTTTTTAGTACTGGCATTAATATTCGTAACATTAACCACATCGTGCTCGCAAGTCCAAGTAAATCGAAAATTCGAGTCTTGCAGTCAATTGGAAGAGGTTTGCGTACTTCATCAACTAAAGATTCCGTTTTGATTTTCGATTTAGCAGATGATATTTCGTACAGGGAACGTAGAAACTTCACGTTGAATCATTTTATGGAACGAATAAATATATACAATGAACAGCAATTCAACTATGAAATAAGTAAAGTTAATCTATACAAGTCATCTATTTAAAGCTTATCTCATGAAACCCAACATAAGTACTATACCACCCCAAACAGCTAGAGTCAAGTTCCCTTTTCAAATTAGTTAAAATAATAAAGGGACTTGACGAAACGAGGTTTATACTGTATAGTAAGGTATATTAAATTAAAAGAGGCTTTTGGTAAAAGGAGTTGTAATGGCTAAAGCAAAAGGTGCTCACTATGTTAACAATAAAGATTTTCTTCATGCGATGATTGCGTGGCGTGAAACAGTAGACGAGGCAGTAGATAGTGGCGAGACACCCCCACCAGTTACTAATTATATTGGAGAGTGCTTTTTAAAAATTGCAACCCATCTATCATATAAACCAAACTTCATCAACTACACATATAGAGAAGAAATGATATGTGATGGTATAGAAAACTGTTTACAATATATTAAAAATTTCAATCCTGAGAAATCTAATAATCCGTTTGCATATTTCACACAGATAATCTACTACGCTTTTCTACGAAGGATAAACAAAGAAAAGAAGCAGAGTCATGTGAAGAATAAGATGTTAGAAAAACAAGAGGTAGTAACACATACCGTTATGGAACATGATACTCGTAGCTATAATGTAGGTAATATTGATTTAGCAAATTTCCTTCCATTAGAAGATGTGTACAAACCGAAACAAAAAACTAATAATAAGAAAAAGAATTTAGAAAACTTTATGGAGCCTGAGATTGAAACTAGCGATAATAAATGATACTCACTTTGGTGCGAGAAACGATAATCAAAACTTTAATGATTATTTCTATAAATTTTATGAAAATGTATTCTTCCCTTACTTAAAAGATAATGGAATTACTACCTGTGTTCATATGGGTGATGTTGTTGATAGACGTAAGTTTATATCATACAGGATTGCAAACGATTTTCGCAAACGATTTATTCGCCGGTTTCAAGAAGATGGTATTGAATTACATATCATCATTGGTAATCATGATACATATTATAAGAATACCAATGAAGTAAATGCTATGGAAGAACTTGTCGGACAGGACAGGTTTAAAATTTATACAAATCCAGAAGTAGTAGAATTTGATGGTGTTCCTATTCAATTTGTACCTTGGATTAATGCTGGTAATTATGAACAATCAATGGCCGCCCTATCCCGATCACCAGCACAGATTGCAATGGGCCATTTGGAGATTGATGGATTTGAAATGTTCAAAGGTGGCCACCGACACGAAGGTTCTTATAATAAAGAAATGTTTCGCCGATTTGATATTGTAATGAGTGGACACTTTCATCATAAATCAGATGATGGTCATATTTATTATCTAGGAACTCCCTATGAAATTTACTGGAACGATTGGAAAGATCCTAAAGGATTCCATATCTTTGATACAGAGACAAGAGAACTGGAACGTATAGCAAATCCCTATACTTTATTTGAAAAGATTTATTACGATGATGCTGATGGTGATTATAGTAATCAGGACTTTGAAAAGTATAAAGAAAAATACGTTAAGTTAATAGTTGTAAATAAAAAAGACTTATTTAAGTTCGATGTTTTTGTTGATAGACTTTTAAAGGCAGATGCTTTTGAAGTTAAGATTGTTGAAGACTTTACGGATTTAGATGCTGATAATGTCAGTGATGATATTGTTAACAATACGCAAGACACTATGACGTTGTTGGAAATGTATATTGATGAATTGACTGTGGACTTGAGTAAACCTAGACTCAAGAATAAAATGAGAGAACTCTATACGGAAGCACAAGACTTAGAATTATGATAGTTATGAAACTAGTTGATTGGAGAGTTGCAACGCTCTTCGTTCAAGGTATACATTATTCACCCGTGATGCCTAAACTAACCAAGAAATGGTTGGGTGCGTATCAGGATGATGAATTAGTTGGTGTGGTTACACTAGGTTGGGGTACGAATCCTATGGGAACGATTAAGAAGATGTTTCCAGAATTGACTACTGCTGATTATTATGAGATTGGAAAGATGTGCATGGATGATAAAATGCCTCGCAATTCTGAATCCCAAATGATTAGTGCTACTATGAAATGGATGAAAGAAAACACACCAGAACGAAAATATCTATACACTTGGGCAGATGGAATAGTAGGTAAACCTGGCTATGTCTATCAAGCAGCAAACTTTCTGTACGGTGGGTTTATATGGAGTGATGTATATATTTCTGCAACTGGTGAGAAGGTTCACTTTCGTACCATCCAACGTAAGATGAAGAAAGAAATGAATCGTATGGATACCAAATACGGTCCTAGACCTAGTGACGCTAAGATGGGTGAATTAGGATTTAGTAGAGTATGGGGTAAACAATTTCGATACATTCTTCCCATGTCTAAAAAGGATAGGAAGTATCTTAAAAAATCTACATGTGAATGGAACTTGGATTATCCCAAGGGTAAAGATTTGCAATGGAAGATTAAACGCCCCGGCGAAACATCATACGAATTAACCGACACTATTCCATATGAACATGATGGTAGTAGTGTAAATCATAATTCTGCTAACGTAAGTAAAGTAGAAAATAAATATGGAACAGCATCATTGGAGTCGTTTTTTTGATAACTTTTAAGCAAGTGAGGTGGAAGAATTTTTTATCTACTGGAAATACATTTACAGAAATAGAATTAGATAGGAACAGTACCACTCTTATCATAGGTGAGAACGGTGCTGGTAAGTCTACAATTTTAGATGCACTTTGCTTTGGTTTGTTTGGTAAGGGGTTTCGTGCTATATCAAAACCACTATTAGTAAATTCGATTAATGGTAGTAGTACATTGGTAGAGGTTGAATTTGAAATTGGATCTAAAAAGTTTTTGGTTCGCCGTGGTATTAAACCAAACATATTTGAAATTTATGTAGATGGTAAGATGTATAATCAGGATGCAAATGCTAGAGACTATCAAAAGCATTTAGAACAGCAAATCCTAAAACTTAACTATCGCAGTTTCACCCAAGTTGTTATTCTAGGTTCTTCTGCATTTATCCCCTTTATGCAATTAAAATCTCGATACCGAAGAGAGGTTGTTGAGGAAATTCTTGACATACAAATTTTCTCATTGATGAACTTGTTACTAAAAGGTGAAATCAAAACACTCGTACAGGACATTAGGGAGATCGACTATGAAAAATCACTCTGCGAAGAAAAGATTGAATTTCAGAAACAGTACATTGGAGAACTTAAAAAGAACAAGGATAAAACACTCAAGGAGAAACTTGTCATCTTCACTGGAAATGAAGAAGAAGTCTTCTTGCGAAAAGGAGAAACTGAATCCCTCACAAAATTAAACGATGATTTAATCAACAGCATTTCAGACAAAATTAATGTGGATAAAAAGTTATCTAAATTAAAAGACTTTAGATCTACACTTACTGAAAAGCATAAATCACATTCCACTATGATTAATTTCTTTGAAACCAATGAAGACTGTCCTACATGCGAACAGCATATAAATGAATCATTTAAATCAGGAATGATTAATGTTAAACAGAAACTTGCTTCTAAACTGATGTCTGGACTAAAGGACTTAGAAGGGGAATTACTATCTACTAAAGATAGAATTGATAATATCAAAGAGATTGCAATATCTATTCGTGAGAACGAAGTTCAAGTTGCAAAAAATAAAAGTAGTACTCATCAATTAGAAAAGTTTAATACAAAATTACAATGTGAAATGGATGAACTATCACAAGAGGGTGGAGTAACCAAAAAAGATAAAGATAAGTTAAGTGTCTTGGAAAATGATTTGATGGGAGTAGATAACACTCGTTCAAAATTAAGAGAAGAGATGATTTATTCTGATGCAACTAAAAATATGCTACAGGATACAGGTATCAAGACCAAGATTATTAAACAATACCTTCCTATCATGAACAGGTTGATTAACACCTATCTTTCGTCAATGGAGTTCTA